TAATATGCAAATGACTCCTGAAATGAGAATGTATCAACATCATGAAGAAAAAGTTCAAGTTTTTGAAAAGAAATTTAATTACACAACCGATGCATACGAAGATAAAGTAGGGCAAACTTATACAGTCGAAAGACACATGCCTGTTCCATATAAATTGTTAATGAACTTAGATATTTGGACCAGTAACATGGATCAAAAGTTACAGTTATTTGAACAAATAATGGTTGTGTTTAATCCTACACTTAATATCAAGTCTAGTAATAATCCACTTGATTGGAGTAGTTTAACATACGTTAATATGACTGAAGTTAATTTTACTACTCAAACTGTTCCACTAGGAACAGATGATGTTATTGATGTTGGAACTTTAACATTTGAAATGCCTATTTTTATTAACCCTCCAGCAAAAGTTAGAAAACAAACAATTATTCATACAATTATTACCGATATGGATGTGGTTGCAACAGGTGAATTAGAAGAATGGGAAGGTAGCAGTCCAACATGGGATGCATCAGATCAACATCAAACGTATGTTATTGTTACACATGAAAATTATCATGCTAAAGTCACTGGTAACGTAATACAATTACTAGGTAGTGATTTATCATCAACCGATGCAAATGGCGATCCTTTAAGTTGGGCTACTGTACTTAAATCATATGGTGAACTTAGTGCAGGTATAAGTCAACTAAGATTTAGAAATACATCAGATCCTGCTGATTCAAGTGCTGATATTGTAGGAACAGTATCATTTAATAGTGGAGATGTAAATTTACTCGATATAACTTTTGATACAGATACGTATCCTGCAACTACACTTACCGCAATTACTGCTATTGTTGACCCACAACTTAATAAACCAGGCGACGGTACACTTGCGGCATCAACATTAGGACAAAGATATTTGCTTACAAACGATCTTCCAGAACTTGCTGATTGGAGTTCATTAGATGCCAAGAAAGATGATATTATAGAATATAATGGTTCTGCTTGGATTATAAGTTTTGATGCAAGTGCTACAAGTGCCGTTAACCATATTTTAAATAATGCAGATAGTAAACGTTACAAGTGGACAGGAACTGCTTGGGTTAATGCTATTGAAGGTACATATAAACCAGGGTATTGGCGAATTTACTTATAATCTAAAATGTCATATAAAGCGGCAGGATGCCTAATATATTCGGTATCCACAAAAAGATTTTGCTTTCAACTTAGAAAAAATAAAAAAACACATACTAATTCATGGGGTACTTGGGGCGGTCAACTCAAAGAAAAAGAAAAACCTATGGATGGCATGTTACGTGAAATACAAGAAGAGCTTTCGCGAGATATACAAATATCTAGAATTATACATTTAAACACATATCGCAATAAAGACTTTTCATATATAAATTATATTATGCTAGTTCGTAACGAATTCGTGCCTAATTTAAATAACGAGAGTGATGGGTATGCTTGGGTTAATATACATAGCATACCTAATGGTTTACATCACGGATGCAAAAGACTTTTTGAAACGGATAAAATTAGGAAAAAAATTGAAAATATAACAGACAATTACGATATAAACAAAGCATTGTATGATTATATTAAAAGAAATGAGTCAAGATCGTGAAGAATTACCGCCAAAAGTATCACTTAAATCAACATTAGAATTACCAATAGAACCGCCATCTTCTGAGTGTCTATTTGATTGTAGACTACTAAATGTAACATTACTAAGAGATGCTCCTTGTAACCCGGCTACATCACCAGCGGATATTGCACTACCAGTTGCTGGTAATGGATTAAATGTATCACTATCACCTGCATTACCAATGTGAATGGTATTGCCATAACTTTCCCCGCCTGCGGCAGAATAATAAAGAAAAGTTAATGCATGATTTGCTTGTGAAGAGTCAGTAACACCTTCAATACCTGAATAATATTCTGGAACATAATTTGTTGCTACTGCCCATTCTGTATATGCTCCAGCAGTTCCTGGTGTCCCATTTTTTGTTACATTAGTTGTAAATTCGCCGGCGCCTGATTTTATTTTAAATTGTAATGTATGTCCGCTATTACTACCATCGGATTGATCAAACCTATATGTTTTGCCTTCATCTAAACTAATCGCAGGATTTTGATGAGATCCTAAATGAAATTTACTACTTACAACGGTAACAGTGAATGTAACATCAGCCATGAATCAATCCTTACTTTAAATATTTATCTGTTCACTTCTTTAATGAATTCATTTTTAAGCCATTCATAATCATTAATTAATGACATGTTGTTATCTTTGTTGCTACCAAATTCTTTACCAGCAATAGCACCTTTAATACAATATTTTCCAAATTTTTCTTCTTCTCCTTTTGTACACCATGTATTCAAACGTTCTTCATTTTCGTCGTTATTATTTCCAAAATAATTAGAACCACGTGCTAATTTTGCACATTCTCTAAATGCAGTACGCCAAGTACAAAGAGGATCAGTATTAAATTGATGTATGTTGCTTACTTCGTCTACTTGTATAAAATTTGCTAAAGAACTTATTGTCATATCTATATTATCAGAATGTAAAGTTTCTAATATTGTTCTAGGTATTAATTTAACTGCTCCATGTCCATATACTAATCCATTTATAGGATTTTTTGCTTGCCAAATATAAATGGTATTATTTCGTCTGCTTTCAGGTGGTTGATAATCAAATTCAAATGTATCTACTAATCGTGCATCGGCATCTACTACCCATACCATTTCTGAATCTATACGTTTGCTAATTTCTTTATGTGCATTTATAATGCCATTAATTTGTTCAATTCTTTTTGCTTGTGGTGCTTTATGTTGTATAAGTTTAAAGTTTGCATCAGCATATCGTTCATCATACGATAAAAACGCAATTTCAAAATTAGAACTACTTATACTTGCTCCATATTCTTTTTTAACTTTTTCTAATGTTAATAATTTAGCATGTGGTACATTAGGAATTAAACGTACACAATCCCACGTAATAACTTTTCCCGAACTAGAACTTACTCGGGGAAATTCCCATATATGATTCATTGCTAAAGATTTTCGAGGACGCCAATGCCAAGGAAAATCACTACGTATATTATATTTTTTATTAATAAGCCAAATTAAATCTGTTTTTGCTTCTGGTACTTGAGCTAAATCTGTAACTGTATCTACGTAAATTTTTTCCGCATTATTTAATTCTATTAATTTCCATGCGACTCTATCAATAGTAAAAGGATTATCTGGATAATCTAATATATCTTTATATGTTAATCGTCTTCGGGAGGTTATTTTAGTCCAAATTTTATTCTTCATGAATATCCTTGTAGGAAAATGTTTTTATGCCAACATGTTGTAATTGTTGACTTACATCTCTATCACAATAAATTTTTGCTAGTGTTTTCTTACAAAAGTAAATATCTTCTCCATGTTCAGGAGTAAACTGAAACCAAGGTGGTTTTATTTGTTTGAAAGTATTTATAGATACTAACATACATCCCATTCCACATGCTTCTATTTCAAATAACTTAGGACCATTCTTGCTAATATGTACTCTATCAAAAGAATTTTCTGAATATGAATAGAATCCAGTACTATTAATTGGAGGATATCGGGTAGGATATATACCTGCTACTATATCTTTATTGTGTGCTAAAAATAGTTCTATTAAATTATCTGGAAATATAATATCGCCATCTAACCATAAAGTATGTGTGGCATCAAGTTGTATAGCATCTTTAACAAGTTCATTACGATTACGTGCTAAATCACTACCTGATCTTATTTTAAGATGTATATCAAAACCAAGTTTTCCTGCTCGTAAAAATAATTTTGCTAATCTATCAGCAAAATATGCATAAACTTGATCATATGCCGGAATGCATACACAAATTCTAGGTTGTTCCGCTTGTAAGTGCTTGTTCAATATCCTTAATCTCTTTATTCATAGCTGAAACTTTTACTAGACATTCTCTAATAGTTCTATACATAACATTAGTAGGTAAGCATGTAATAGCATCCATTGTTTCTGGTTGCAGTTTGCCAATAGTTAAAATATCAATAGCACCCATTTTACCAAGTTTCTCAACCCAATATTGTTCTTCTTCATCTTCAATTTGTCCTAATATTTCATTAGTACCGGAACCTTCAGGAACAATATCATTTAAAATCTCTTGAAGTATTCCTATTTCTTGTTCTGCGGTAGCATCACCTTGCATTTCAAGTTTTTCAATTTCTTGGATTATTGCGGCAACTTTTCTTGCTAGACCTGGATGCCTGCCTAATAATAAATGTTCCATTTCAAATCTTGTTCTATGAGGAACAAATGTTAGTACTTCACTCATTTCTTTTCCTTTGTGTTTTTATTTTGATTTTTTCCTTGCAATATTTTTCGCAAATTATCTATAACGTCTTTTGGTTCTACTTTAATTTCTGTAGGACTTAAACTTTGCATATTTGTATGCAGACTATGTCCTATCATTGTAGGTGTTGTTGTAGTACCCCATACTACAACTCCTTTTTTACGGTACTGACGTGCCGCGGCAAAGTGATGTAAACTAGAATCAATAGCAAAAAATGTTTCTGCTTTATTAACTAAAGCCGCAAATACCATTGCATTTGTTTGAGCAGTTAATACTCTTTTTTGTAATTCAGCAGGAACTTGTACTGGTTCATTTGGTAATGCATATAAGAAAAATTTATAGTTTTTAAATTCTTCTCCTAATGCAAGCATCATATCGTAATAGTTTTGCAAATTTCTACCTTGTGTCATTGCATTTTGAGTATAACCTTTACCTTGCACATAATGATTATCTGCTGGTTGTCCTCCTGTAAACTGTAACATTATAAATTTTTCTTGGATAAACTTATCGTATATATTTTTTGCTTCGCCTGACCATTGTGGGTTTATAAACAAGTCTGGTTGCATATCCATACCTTCAACATCTAAATCAAAGCCAAATAGTCTAGCCCATTCTTTTACAATATGTCTATCACGTTTAGCATATTGTGATACGTAAGGTTCTCTAAAAATAATATCATCAAAATATTCTGCAATATCATGTCTTAAATCTCCACCTGTCCATTGTGGTGCAGAATTAATTTTTGGATGAAATTTAAATACCTCCGGAAATCCACATGCTATTGATATTTTATTATTATCACGTTTTGAAAAAATATCAATAAGGGAGGAAAATAAAACACATTTGCCTATTCCGCCATGTGCAACATAAAGATTAGTTTTTTTCATAAAGTGGGATTAGGATCTTGGCCTTTTAATAGACGTTCTAATTTTTTCCATAATTGATCATACATATTTGACATATGTTCTATATCTTTAATTAATGATTTGTTTGTTTTTTTAAGTTCTTTTATTTTTTGAGACTGCTCGTTTAATGCATTAATTACCATTTCATTAGTTACAGTTTCTTCATCAATTTGATTTATTAACTCAGTTGCATTTCTAATTACAACACCTGTTTCGGCTTTACTTGATTTATATTTTAATATTAATAAATTAATTTGATTGTCATCTGCAACAGATAATAAATCTTCTATCCATTTAGAATCGCTCATATGATTGTAACAAATATATAATGATTAGTCAACCTGAAGTTTATCTCTTATTCTATATTAAGAGCTTTTTTTAAATCCTGTCTGGTTTAACATATTCACCAGATTTAATATGTCTTTTTCAAGTAAATTAACAGTTTGTTTTAATTCAGTTATTTTACTAGTTTGAGCATTAATAGCATTGACCAACAATGGAATTACTTTTTCATATTTAATTGTTAAGTAATCTTCACCTGATTTTGAACTACCATCTTCAGCAACATCAAACGGTGCTGGTACTACTATTTCAGGTAATATTTTTTGTACGTCTTGTGCTATTAAACCAACTTGTCGTTTATCGCTATCATATCCAAATAACTTTGCTTCGTCGCTTTCTTTATAATATACACCTGAAATTTCAGTTAATACATCTGCGGCATCTTTACCTTCAACATCTTGTCCTGGACCTTTTTCTTCAACAACCTTTAATCGTCTATCAGAATAGTATGCAGTAATTTCATTTGTTGCACGAATTTCACCGGTTGTTCCTGAAGCGGCAGTTCCAACTCCAAAAGATGTAGCTCGCAATGATGTTATTGTTCCTACTGAAGTAAGGCTAGATGCGGTAACACTAGAGTTAAGTGTAGCGCCTGTTAAAGTTCCTGCGGCCGCGGTTACTGTAATATCGCCAGAACCGTTAAAACTTACTCCGTTAATAGTCCTTGCAGTTTCAAGAGTGGTTGCAGTTGAAGCATTTCCTGTTACATCTCCCTCAAGATTTGCAACTAAAGTGCCTACTGAGCCAGAAACAACTTCTGAACTTATAGTTGCATCCGGGACAAAGGTAAGTTTTCCATCAGAATCATCAAAACCCAAGAATGCAGTTTTTGGAGCTGATCCAGTGTGATACTGCATTGCAAGTCCAACATCTTTATTTGTATCAGATGCTAACGCACCACCACCGACAGCAGTTTGTAAATGAATAATTGGGTCAACTACTGTCATTGTTGTGCTATCTACAGTAGTAGTTGTTCCTGATATTGTTAAATCACCAGTTACTGCTAAATCTTGAGATATAGTAACATTTCCATTTGCGGCAATAGCAATAGCATCAGTATCTGATGCAGAACCTATATTTCCAGCATCTTTTATTACAATGTTTCCGCCAAAATACCCATTACATGCTACACTAAGTCCGCCATCTGATTGTAACGCACCATCAGTTGTAGATGTTGCATTTGTAGTATCGTCTGTAAGTATTCTTCCTGTTGCGGTAATAGTTGTTCCACTAAAT